TTGCTTCTCTACATTCTTGTAATGATTCAGGATGTGTTTCTACATTGTCAAGTAAGTATTCATAGTTATCCTGCGGATTAATAAATGTAACTCTATGCTTTAGCGTATGAAACTTACTACTCCAAGCACCGGCAACAATAACTTTCTTACCTAATAATGTACCCCAGTATGCTCCGTGGTAACTGTTAGTAATAATTGTATTTGCACTACCAAGTAACTCGATAGTTTGTTCCATGTTTGCGCCGCTGTTAATATATCTAGGAACTGGTTTGCTACCAAAGTGTGTAGATTTTATTAATTGTTTTTTATGTTCATACCAAATTACATCGTTTTTAATTCTATAATTTTTATCAAACGCTGTGTCTAAGCAACTTGCACAAGGAACCCATTCATAAGGCTGTCCGTGATCTCTAACACCAATAAGGTCAAAGTTAGATAACCAATCGGGCCACTCTGGACGCTTTACACGTTTGTTAGTATCTTCGTTATGTCCTGCACCCCATACAATTCGAGGGGCAGTAGTATTGTCTAGTTTATCAATATATTCTTTTATCATAGGTTGTAGTTTACGTAAAAATTCGTCACGTACATCTATGTTATTATGATTTACTACAGACCATGCTTCCTTCCACATTGTCATTAATGCGTTTTGATCGCTGTTGTTAAGAGCATACGAAAGGTCACTTCCTAAGAACTGATTGCCTATTAGCCCGCCACCGCCTGCTATTAGTGGAACGTCACTTGGGTATTTTGATGCGCCAATATCTAAAATATCAACTACTTGATAATCACTTGCTGGTAAGTAATATTGCAAGGGGTTACTGGCCATGTCGCCGATATTATTTTTATCAGTTCTATGAACTACTACGTACTTAATTGCCATAAAGTTCCTCCATTATAAAGTTATGAGCTGTGCCGTTTTTCATTTCATTAATATGAAACTGTCCATATGCTAGGTGGCATGCCCAACTATAGATGTACTCTTTATCGTACCGCTCTGGTTTTTCTAGATTGTACAAGTACTTATTAGCAACAGGGTCAGCTGCTGTTGGAGCAAGTGTAAAAGCCGGGACGCCATACAACACACTTTCTACAGCCGCTATACTTTGATAGGTTACTAGTGCATATGCATTATCTAAGTCTTGGTATATTGTATTTTGTAAACGTACATGTCTTGGTTGTTTTTCTCTAATAACAATAGGCCTATCTGTATGCATTTTAATTTGCGCTATTGTATTTTGTTTCCATTCTTCTGCGTTAATGCCGTAATACTTACAAGGCTTTTCACTAGGCATTACCAATAAAATATTACTACCTGTTTTCTTTCTCGCTTGTATTTTTATTCCTAATTGTTCCCATCTGTCGCTAGGACGTTCGATTATTTCATCATGCTGTAGTCCATTTTTAACTATACGATGAAACAACTTCCAGCCCATAGGGTTAATAGGACTTTTATAATTACCTATATACCCGCTGTCCATATAATAGAAAGGTCTTTTATCTTGTAAACATTTCCATATTACTTTACGTTTAGCTAGGCTACGTATTAGTATAGGTGCCTTTTTACTTTCATAATCATAGTCGTAATCGTGGATTGGTAAACTTGCACCTTTAGCGTACATGTTTACATATTCGTCTGATTTGTTTTTACTTAAACATATCATAAAGTTCTTGTTTCCACAATTCGTTAAATTCGCAATCACGATAGTTTTCAAACCACGGACCACCTTCTGTGTAGTGTATTATGTTTGGTTTTTCAATGTCGTCATATACACCTACTAGATAGTTCCATGTATGATCCAATTCACCAATCTCTTCATCGTTAAGCCAGTTAAACCTATGGAAGTATGCTCCGTTAAGTTCTTTTTCATTTACCATGTCTTGATCAACAACTTTGTTACTAGGATGTCCACAGTTCCATAATACAACACTTGACCAATTCTTGCGTGGATATATAGTTTGCTTTTGTCCATCCATTTTAAATTCTTCTTTAACTTTATAGTCGTGCTTAACACACATAACAGCATACCGGTCATCTGCTTGATCAAAAAGTTCTTTAATGTCTGTTGTAAGGATCATATCACAGTCCATAAACACCGCCCAGCCATTGAAGTTAGCAAGTTCTGGTATTAAGAAGCGTGTAAATGTAAATTCTGTACTAGCAAGTTTGTCCGCAGGACGAGTATACCATCCGCCGTCTCGTAGTTCACTTTGCTTTAATGGGCGCACGTCTGCATCGGGTTGATGCTTTAGTATACTATGCTTACATACTTGGTATGCAATATCTTCTCTTGGGTCGTAGCCTATGAATACTTTCATTAATTTCTTCTTTCTATATCTTCTTCAATACATTTTTCGCCAAACTGTATCTCAATTACATGTGCTGGAACATCTTGATTATTCATTGCCTTGTGCCAAATATTTGATCCAATGTTATAACTATTTGTAAGTGCAGGTAACTCAAATCCTTGTTGGGGGTCACCGTCTATTTGAATAGCCATAGACACTTGCCCTTGAGTAACATACCAACATTCGGATCTATAATGGTGTCTCTGATCGCTTAAACTCTTACCTGGAAGTATAACAAGTTCTTTTACTTTGTATCCTTTATCGGGTTGATCGTCTAATACTCTATACCAACCCCACTCTCTAATAGTCTTTGGATTTTTCCATTCGTCTAGTATCCAACTACTTGAATTCTTTTTGTCTTCGCCACCTACACCAAACGCAAAATCTACATGTGGATAATCACCGTATGTAGCATATTCAGGAGTCGTGGTGTCTGTTCTATCTCCGCCATTAGCAAAGATAAGTTTTGTTCCACTGCTATGTGTGCTAAGGGTTTGAAAAATCGCATGACATGCACTATCATCAGTGTCGTTAAATCCTATGACTTGATCAACAACAGATAGTTCTTTTATAATAGCACATCGTTCTTCAAACGACATAAAAGGTCTACCCTTTTTGCGTGTGAGCCATTCGTCTGAGTTAACACCAACAATTAATTTGGTGCCAAGTTTTTTTGCTTCTTTAAAGTAGGCTATGTGGCCTGAGTGTAGTGGGTCAAATCCACCTGTGACTAATACAATACGTTCCATATAGATATTTATGTACGTACATTACTCAGTGCTACAAAATTAGATTCATACCCCTTTGGGTTTTCGTAACGCCTAGCATCAGCTGTACGATACACAAATTCATCTAATGTTAGTTCATTTAGATGTTTGTCATGTACTGTAAAATTATTATTTTTTAATTGATTGTATATTTGATCAGTGCCGTAATCATAATCTTTAGTGTGTATTTCATTACATTCAAAGTAAATTACTTTTGCTTCCTTTAGTGTAAATATTGCGCCTTGTAGTGCCAATAATTCTGCACCCTCTACATCAAGTTTTACAAAATAAGGTGCTAAAGAAAAACTATCTAACGTCTTGCTAGGTAATGCTAACTCTTCAAAGTTTTCCATGTAAGAATGTTTTTGTAAACCACTCCATCCTAGTCTGTCAGTGTCTTTATAAAAAGTTATTTTTTCATTACAGTGATTACTTATAACAAAATTATGTACGGTAACATTATCATTTTTTCTAAATCTATTTTTACATTTTTCATATTGTTCTGGTAATGCTTCAAAGCAAGCAAACTTTGCTTCTGGAAATGCATCTACAAATGTTTTACACCATTTGCCTGTCCTAGCACCTACGTCTAACATAAACATGTCTTTAGGTGCTGTATCAGATATGTATTCGTAAATTAATCTATCGTCATCTTTCTTAAAGACTGGCATCTTCCATCCCAGCAACTCTAAGTTTAACAACGTTAGTAATCTGCCATTGCTTTTGATCGAGGCCTTTTAACAGTCCTAACCATTTGTTACGTAGCAATGCAAATTCATTAATGATCTTTTCATAGTCAACAACGTCTGCCTCACCGTCTACGTATTTTTCAACGTCACGGCTTGACAGAGCTCGTTGGTAGTTTTCTAAGTATTTCTTAAAGTACGAGCTACGCAATCTACGTAGCTCGATATTTAAGTAGTATAGTATAGCTTCGATCTCTTGAAGTTGATTAAAACGTTGTTCAACAATGCCGGGCATATTTGCCGCGGCACGTTCAACATTACCTTTCAGCTTTACATCTAAACGACCTTCAATCAGTTCGTCTTCAAAGTATTGAATAGCTTGTGGAATTTTACCTACGTCACGTGATACTTCACTATACCAACCCATTAAAAGTCCTCTTCTTCGTCATCGTATGTTTCAACGTCTTCATCTAAGTAGTAGCTTATTGCTTCATCTAGATGATTATCAAAGCCGCTAATTTCTTTTATTTGCTGATCGTCAAAGCCATGATCGGCTAATAGATCAACAAATTTCTCAGCAACTAATTCGACTTGTTTTTTGTCTACATACTCTTTAAACAAATTCCAAACATCTATCGCTTGTTCAACTTCCATAAAATTACTCCTCTGTCACAGTTTCATCTAGTGTTTCTTCTAGTTCTGCTTCAGAGGTATTTACCACCGGCTTCATTTTTTCGTTGTACTCTAACATGATCTGATCAAGTTTACCATCAATCATCCAAGCCTTACGATATTCAAGAACTTCTTCGCCTAATAGGTTAATATACTTGAGTCGATTGCCTTGCTTAACTAACAAGCCTTTCTTCTCAAACAATTCAACTAACCCACTGTATGGATTCATACCAGTTTCATAAGGAATTTTAACCTGCACACCTTCGAAAGGTTTTGCATATCGAGTCTTCATTACTTTACAACCAGCACGGATACCCATAACTTCTGAGATCTTATTACCGTCTTCGTCTTCTTTTAGTTTCAACTTCTTCATTGCAACAACAATACTTGATGCATAGATAAAGCCTGCGCCACCACTAATCTTATCATCTGGATCAAACATGTCCTGTGATGCATACGTGTGGTTAGTACATACTAAGCCTACATTAAGTGAACCAATCATGTTAACTGTGTTACGAACAAGTGAAGTCAATGCCTTAGGCTTACGACCCATATCACCTTTCATATCACCCTTGTTAAACTGATCAACGTCAGTAGGTGTTAGTAACATACCCAACGAATCAACTACAAACAATACTTTAGGACGATCTTCTTCGTCCATAGCACGATACTCTGTAATAAATGTTGAGATAGTTTTTGCTACATCATCAATCATTGACATGTTTAGCTTGAGAAGTTTCTCTGCGCTAGTGTCAACGTCTAGAGCCTGTAGCCAGCTCTCATCAAGTGCGTTCTCCGAGTCAATTAAGACTACAAATATACCTTGATCCTGTGCGTCTTTTACAATGTTTCCAGCGCAGAAGTAACTCTTTCCTGCTCCTGATTCACCTGCAAACACAGTAACCT